ATGATGTGTACTTCTATTATTTCTTATTTTTTCCTATTATTTCGGTTATCACAATTACGCCAAGATTACGCCACAAAAATTATGGCTTCATTTAGACAACGCAACGATACATGGCGAGCCGAGATAAGTGTAAACGGAATTCGCGAAAGTGCAACCTTTGATACAAAAGCTCAGGCTAGGGCTTGGGCATCTAAACGCGAGACTCAGTTACGCGAACAATCGCATGGCAAATTACCAGATCACTCTTTTTTAGAAGCTATTGAACGCTACTTAAATGAAGTGAGTGTTAAAAAGAAAACTCATGAGAATGAAGTCAAGCGAATGGCTTTCTTTAAGCGTGAGTATAAAAAGCTATGTCAAAAACAATTAGCCAAAGTCACAACTGACGATTTAGTGCAATGGCGTGATTCTCGTTTAAAAGAAGTGCAGGGCGCTACTGTCAGACGTGAAGCAAATATTTTAGCTTCTTTATTTACTGTTGCCCGAAAAGAATGGAAGTGGATTAAAGAGTCCCCAATGGCCGACTTGACTTTACCCCCACCATCGGGAGAAAAAGAGCCCAGTTCAGAATTTGAGGCTTATTCAATTCAATCGATTGCTCAAGACCTTTTTAAAATGTATGAAGAAAGCGAGAAGTAAAATGTTCCATAGCGTGAATGATGGTAAAGGCAATCGCAGAATATATGTGAATAACAATGAAATTAAACATGTTCTTTGGGCGAATGAGGAACAGGGTTTGGTTTGTTGCTTCCAGTATCCATACAAGGTTAATAAGCGCAAAGATGGGCTTTGCACAAGAATATTGCGTGGCAATGTTAAAGTGGAGATGATCAATGGGGTGGACTGGAGCAAAGCCGACCAGCTTTAGTTTTGAAGTTGCGAAACAGGCAGATGAGCATGTAAAGAAAATCACTATGGACACAGTGCAATCACTCGTTGTTTCAAGTCCTGTTGATACTGGAGCTTATCGAGCTTCACATATTGTTTCTGTTGGATCTGGTGACTATGGAGTGCGTGAGCCATCTACAAATGCAGTTCAGGATGCTGCGATTCAAGCTGTTAAGTTTAAGCTGGGCAGTTTGATTTATATTCAAAACAACAAACCATATGCGGAACGCTTAGATAACGGCTGGTCAGATCAGGCACCTTTGGGAATTTACAGCACTACGTTTACTTATATTACTCAAAAGTATGGTGGCTAATATGGCAATGACTTTAGAGCAGGCGCGGCAAGCAATAGTCGACCGTATGATGAGCTTCACAGGAATTTCTCAAGACAGAATCCAGTATCCAAATGCTCCAGGCTTCATAGTGCCAACGAAAGGCTTATGGTGCCGATTAACAATCAAATGGGGACCAAGTTTCATAGCTGGGCTAGCAGATACACCCAGTACTCGCCGTACAGGCAATATTTTGATTCAATGCTTTGCAAGACCGAATACTGGAGACAAGGAAACAACTGTTTTAAGTGTCGAATTACTTTCCCATTTTGAATATTTCAGAATCGAACATTTAGAATGTTTTCAAGGTCAATCGATTGATGCAGGTAAAGATGGAGATTTTGTTCAGCAGAATGTAACCATTGGATTTACAGTCAATTGAAATGAAAGATAGTTAATTAAATTAAATCACACCGCCAAAAAGGCGGTTTTTTTACGCCAAAAATTTAACGGCCACCCTTGGGTGGCTTTTTTTATGCCTATAAGGAGTAAAAGCCATGTCGAGTGGTGCAAAGATCCGTCTTTACTATGCTGAAGAGCAAACCCCCGAAGTATTACCAACTACACCCGTATGGAAAACCGTTCGTCGTGTGACTGATGGCTTGACTGAAAACGTCACTACTGAAGCATCAAGTAGCGTTGCAGATACCCGATTCCGTCAAGGTGGTTTTGCAACTGAAGCAGAAGTTGTGGGGAGCCTCGAGACTGAATTGTCCGTTGGTCTCTTCGATGACTTCTGGTCAGCAGTTGCAATGAATAACTGGGCCAGTGATGTTCTTAACTTTGGCGGTAATGTGCGAAAGACATTTACCTTCGTCAAAGTATTTGAAGATATTAACCAGGTATTTATTTACCGTGGTGTACGCATAAATGAAGCTACGATGTCTATTGCTACTACTGGCAAAATCACAGCTACATTTGGCTTGATGGGTACTCTGTTTGAGCGTACAACTACAAACCCTGTGACTTCGCCTTTACCGGTTCCTGAACTAGTCCTTGTTTCAGCGCTTAACGTCGGTGATCTTAAAGTTAATGGTGAAACAGTTGTCGGAACTGCTTGTATGCAGTCTCTTGAATTGACCATTAACAACAATATGGAAGCAATCCGTTGTATTGGCTCTAAAAAGCTCACTGCAACGACTTATCTTGAAAAGATCGTAGATGTGACTGTTAACACTCAATACATGTTCTCAGCGCAATCAGCAGCCTATATCGACTTCATTAAAACCCGTGACACCATGCCGCTAGAATTCTCTATTGAAGATGATGCAGGTAATGGTTATGCCTTTCAGTTCCCACAATTGGAAGTGGCTGAAGCTAATCACCCTGATGGCGGTGGAGAAGACACCATCACAGTCGACATTAACTACAACCATATTCGCGTATCGCCGGTTATTACTCGTGTGATTGCGCCAGTTACACCTTAATACTGATTTGGCAGCTTTATTGCTGCCTTCTTATTTGGAGATATAACATGGCTCTTGAAGTCAATATTCAAAGAAATAAAGACGTTAGTTTGTGGCGCGAATATAAAGATGAAGAAGGTAATGTACTTGCTGAGTTCAAGATCCGAGGCATTGGATATAAGCCTTATCAAGTAGCTTTAGAACGTGCGAATAACCAAATCACAGCTAAAGGATTTGATGTTGCTAAAGCTTCATCCGATGACAAACTCTTTCATGAATTACTATTGGAAGCAGTTGCATGCCATTTAATTGAAGACTGGAAGGGTGTTGTATTTGTCGAAGAAGGTCCTAATGGCGAACAGTTAAAGTCCGAACCTGCATACAATGCAGAGAACGCTACGAAATTGCTTAACATGGGCGATTTAGGGGTTTCTATCTGGTCCTTTATTCGAACTGAATCAGAAAAGATTCAATCAGATGCAAACCAATATCGAGATGATGTTGTGGGAAAGTCACAACACTCTACACCTACGCCAACAAGTACGCGAGGCTCACGGACCACGAAAAAAAGCAAAGAGAAGTCCTCGGTGTAAAGCTTCCTGATGCGCCTGACTATTCGTATGTAGCTAATGTAATTCTGTCTGCATATAACACCATTGCACGATCTAGACGCTATGAACAAGGTGTTCCTCTGGCGTTAGATATCTCGTCAATTAATGCTTATGTAGAGCAATACGACTTGCCTGTTGAACGATACATCTTTAATGATTGTATCTTTACACTCGACGATATGTTCTTGGATGAGGCGCATAAGAAGGCGACGCAACGAGCGACGAAGCCTTAGATGCTGGCGTTCGGTTCATAACTTAGACTATGCGACGTGATATAGCGCGATTAAAGTTACATAATACGCCTATTCCCTTGACATTCCCGTAAAGATTCCTTATTGACAGAAATGTCATTAGTGCGTACCCTTGTTCCTATAGAGACCCTGTTATCAAATGATAAGAGGGTTTTTCTGTCATAAAAATTGTATGTTTTATGACACCCATTAAATATAAGGGCGATAAAAAATGAACAAAGGTATGAAGTACTTTACAGAAGGTCTGCTAGCAGCTTTTGTATTAGCACCTCGTGTCCCAGTACATGCTGTTGAGCCTGCAAAAATGGAAGATCCGCGACCAATTGGTAATGCAGCAAAACATTGGGAAGCAGTCGGCAAAAACATGACAAAAGCTACCAACAGAATCGCATGTGACTTGCGCAGTAAACAACCTGAACTTAACTCATTATAAATACCTAATTAATGTCTCAACATCGTCGAACTAAACGTGGCATCGCAACAAAAAATGGCAATGACGTATCTGTTGCTGTGGAAGAGGCGGAAAGCTACTCACCATACCCGCCTCCTGATTTGGTTAAGGCATTTGAAGAAATCCAACCTGGTCTAGCTAGTCGTTTAATGCAGATTGTTGAGAATGAACAGACTATGAGTCATGAAGTGGCTCGCCATCAAATGGCAGAAAATAAGCGCATCAATACTGCAAACATTGAGAATCAAAAACATAACTCTCAATTATTCCTTCTTGGTTTAATATTTGGAGTGTTGATAGGAATAGGGATTCTATGTGTAGCAGTTTATGCTCTATATGCAGGTTATCCTTGGGTTGCAACAGCTGCTTTCTCAACATTAGCAGCCATTTTAGTAATTCTAGTACTTCGCAAAGTACCTGCGTCTAATGGCGAGCAAACCTCTAAGCCAACTACTCAAAAATAGTAAGCAACATTCAACGAACCGCTAGAGATAGCGGTTTTTTATTGCGTCATTATTAACCACTTGTTAAATTACCCCTAAACATAGGGGTATTGTTATTACAACAATACCCGATAATGAATTAATGAGCTAAATACCATTCAATGTCATGCGGTGATTTATTCCCAACATGCTCTAAAGTAAGGCCATATCCAATCGCTTTACGATTTAAAGCATTGGCATGACAAACTGTTTCAGATGCTAACCCGCTTAAACGGCCCGCATAATTACTTTGAATGGCGGTTAAAGCTGGATAGATTTCATTCTTAATGAACTTTGCAAGAATTGGCACGTACCACATTAAGAATTGAACATCCTTATCTCGCAATACAGTATGAATGTGTGGTTCAGTATCTTTGTACTTCTCAGCTCTGCTGTACATAGCAATTAAGTGGTGAACATACTCCACAGCCACAGGTATTACATCGTATGGAATTTCATCAATATGCTGAACATTGAAACGCTGATGAACTAATTTATAAGCATCGCTGTAATTCAAATGCTTAGTTTTAGCTACAAGAAGATTTACAGCATTGGTTAGAGGTTCACGCTCTGATTTGTGGGTTTTGGCTAAAATCTCTTTACGGACAAAATAGCAATCCTCAAGTTGCTCAAAAACTTCCCATGCTTGGTCGGTGTCGAGCATCTTCGCATGGCGAGCGGCACCGCGTTCTGTCCACAATGTAAGTTGTGGAGCACGTTTATTAACTAACCCTCTTAAAGATGGTAAGTTCTTAAACTGCTTTAGCTGCTCGCCAACAAGTTTGAAAAAGTGTTTACCTTCAATGAATCGAGCACTATTTCTAAGGTAGTTATTTTGAATGTGCTTGGTTTCAGTTTGATAGAAATCCGCAAGCATTTCCGTGGTGACAACTGGAACAGAATTGAAGTTAATGATTGATACTTGTGTATCATTGATTTGTGCTATATTAGGCATATCAATATTTCCTTAAGAATGTTGATTACTCGCCCCGCTTTCCGCCAAGAATGTTAGGGGCGTTTTATTTTGACACTAAAAATAATGCCATTGACAGTACGATACTACATCACTAGAATTAGTGTCAAATACTTTTTGGGCTAGTATTATGAGCAGAGAGAAACAAGACGATTGGAAGCGTACACAAGTGCGAATACCACAAGAACTTTATGATGACTTAACCAATTATGCTGTGAATAAAAACATCTCTTTAAATACGGCAATGATTACATTAATGAATAAAGGCTTGGAAACAAAGAAGCATTTTGACTCTGTTGAAGAGTCGACAACCATTGCCGATGATATGATTGAAAAAATAGCTGATAAAGTTGTTGAGCGCCTAAAAGAACAAAAATAAAAATAGGCCACATGCTTTTTTAATGACTTAATTTTAGCCATTTGTTAAATTAGGTAAACTTTATAACAAACGGTGAAATTCATGAAAAAGATAATTTTAGGGAGCATGTTAGTGGCTGTTTTTTCCACATCATTTTCACATGCTTTAGCTCCCAAAAATGGAGATGAGCCAACTTATTGTGAGCAGATTGTTTCGGTCCACGGCTTATTAACTAGAGCACAATTTGAATGTGGATATAGTGAATATAACAATGAGTTAATCTCAGATTCAGCCAAGTGTTTTCAGCATGAACTTGGTGAAGAATATGGGAAAAAAGTCCTTATGTTTGGCATGAAAGAATTTGACCGAAATGTAAAAAAAGACGGGAAGAATAAGATTTGTAATAGTTTATTAAAAGAATTTCCAGAGTATGTAAGGAAGTAACTGATGAAAAAGCTACTACCACTTGCATTTTTACTCACAGCATCATTTGTAACTCACTCAGCCGATACTAATGATAAACACTGTAGAGATGTGAATAAACTTGCTGAAAATGTCATGCTCTTTAGGCAAGAAGGGGTTTCTGTGGTTAGACAAATGGAGATGATAGAGAGTATCAAACCAAGCAGGGATTTCAAAAGGTTAATGGAGATGATGGTCGAGGAAGCCTATAAAGAACCAAAGTTTGGATCAGAAGAGTATAAGGCGGAAGCAATAACTGAATTTGCAAACAATTGGTACATTCAGTGCAAGCAAGCAAATCGAAATAAATAGAGCACTTTAAGGTGCTTTAATTGTTGAAACTAAGAAAAGTTTATAAGTAGGTTTTTATGAGAAAGATAGTTTTATTAGGTTTAATTTGCTTTCCAGTTTTTGCTATAGCGAACACTTCACAACCACTTAATTATCATGAGAAGTGCAAACTAAGAGGATTTAATTTACTTGCCTATGATGCGAATTTTAAAGAAGCATTTGATTCAAAATTAATGAAATTTGGAGTAATGAAGTCTACAGATTTTGATAAGGATGGCTGTATTAATGAAAATAATCTTATAAATGGAATTCTAACAGCCGAATTTCTTCAAAATAAAAATAAATTTGTTGGACAGCATTTAAAAAGTTTTGTTGCATTTGATTCAAAAAATAAAGAAATTCTTGTGGTTTTAGTAGATGAAGAATCGAAGAGTTATGTAATTGGAGATAAGACACCTAACTTAATTTCCGCTCTAAAATCTTCATTTGGTTCAAATGAGTACTTTCAAAAAGTAGATATTACTTCGCCGTTAACGTTCACAAACTTCAATGAGAATTATCAAGCAAATAAAGTTGAAAAAAAGTTTTCTGAAATCATTGAAAAAAGAATAGAGGAAAACAAAAAACTTTATAAGTTGGCAAATGAGAACCTTAAAAAAAAGAATTTAAAGGACTTGATTCATAAAGATACAAAATACATTGCTCAACTTAAGGATGGAGAAGGGAGACAAACTAACATTGATGTAATAACAGTATTAGATCCAAATATTAATTTACCCCTTTCAAAAAAGGGCATTTCTCAGAATTTATATTTTGTGTCAGTTTTAGAAAAGATAGGTTTAAAAAACCCCTATTCATTTAAACCAAGAAGCGCAATTGTAAAGCAAGAAGGGGCATTGCTTAAAATTGGTATTGAATATACAGCTCAAAACTCTTATGGGGCTGATGTTGTTGGATTTGCAAATAAAGTCTTATTTTTGGGAAGTGATGGTCAATATCATCCTGATCCAGAAAATTAATTTTTTCATGTAAAAGAACCCGCGAAAGCGGGTTTTTTATTGCCTAGAGGAAAGTAAGATGGCACAAGAATCACGTCTCGTCATTGTAATTGATGCAAAAAATGCAGAGCGTAATGCGCGTAATCTAGGTAATGAACTGGATAGCATTGAGCGTAAAGGTGACTTTGCCACGAAGTCTATGGATGGTTTGTCTGTCGCTACGCGTCAACTAGCTGGATATATGGCTGGATTAGTTACTGTAAGTGCTGCCATTTCGAAGATGGATACATATACAGGGCTTCAGAACAGACTTAAGTTAGTGACTAACAGCCAAGTTGAGCTAAACAAGGCAACAGAAGATACCTTTCGAATTGCTCAAAAAACCTATTCAGCATGGGATTCTGTTTTACAGGTCTACCAACGTTTTAGTGATAATGCCAAAACACTAAACCTTACTATGGATGATACTGCTCGCTTAACTGAGACAGTTTCAAAAGCCGTAGCAATTAGTGGTGCAAGTGCACAAGCCGCAGATGCAGCTTTAGTTCAATTCGGGCAGGCTTTGGCAAGCGGTACATTACGTGGTGAAGAACTCAACTCAGTTATGGAGCAAACCCCAGCACTAGCAAAGGCAATTGCTAAAGGTATGGGTATTACAGTAGGTGAATTACGTTCAGTAGCTGCTGAAGGAAAAATCACTTCACAGGAAATCGTTAAAGCACTTAAAAATGTCCAAGATGAAGTTGATGCTCTTTTTGCTAAAACTGACATTACAATTGGTCAATCTTTAACTTTACTTAATAATGAAATTACTAAATTTGTAGGTGAGGCTGGTAAAGGAAGCGGAGCAGCACAGGCTTTATCAGGATCGATTCAGTTATTAGCAAATAATTTGAATTTAATTGCAGACAGTGCATTTGCCATAGGTATTGGCTTAATGACAAAAGCCGTTTTAACAAAAACGGTTGCTGTACAAGCGAGCATTGCTGCGTCAACCAAACAAGTGTTTGCCACAATTGCTGAACGTAATGCAAATATTGCAGCAGCAAAAGCTGAAGTGGAATCTGCGCTTGCCGAAGCACAAAGTACGCAGGTGACACTAACGAACATCAAAGCTACTCATGCTCAGATCATGGCCGAAATAGAACTCGAAAAAGTTCGTTTAAAAGCCCAAATCACTGAACAAGGTCGCACGGCTACCATCACACGAATGGCTCAGCTTGGACGATTACAAGCTCAAGTTGCGTTAGAGGTTGCTGCTGCGGAAACAGCACAGTCTGCAGCTTCATCTAGATTATCAGCAGCCTTAACAGCGCAATCTGTTGCTACAAGTCGTTTAGCTTTGGCAAAGTCAGCGCTTATGGCGATTTTTAGCCCAATGGGTTTAGCAATTGCAGCAACAGCCGCATCTTTCTATTTGCTAAGCAGTAGTTCGGATGAAGCAAAAGAGTCTCTTGCAACACAATCTGACTCGGTTAGTGATTTAACAGATAAGTACATAAAGTTAAATACTGTGCAAGCATTAACAGAGGGTGTGCGGTTACGCAAAGAGATTGAGCAGCAAAATGATGCAATTGATGATGCTAGTGGAGCTATCAAACGTTTTGCTTATATCCAAAAGGAATTATTTAAATTATCTGGCAGTGATTATGAAGATTATCAAAATGCCATTAAGTCTATTGCTACCGGCGCTAATGATGCAGGTGATCTCTTAAAAAAGATGATTTCATCTGGTCGTTTTAGTCAGACTCAAATTGATAAACTCATTGAGTTCTCTAGTGCAGTAGCAGAATCAAAAAATAAGATTGAGCAGGGTAATACTGCTCTAAAACTCTTAAATGCTACTTCTGGACAACATGTTGAGGTAACGGCCGAATCAATTAAGCAATTAACAATTCAAACAAACTTAACAAAAGTCGCTACTCAAAATTTCACTGACATGAAAACACAAATGCTTGATTCATTACGAGCACAAGTGGAATTCATTCGGTTAAATGGTGGTAGCGAAGAACAAGTTAAATCGTTGAATAAGGTAATTCAGGCATATTCTTTAAATCAAATTTCAGCAACTGATGCTGTGAGTAAGTTCAATAGTACAGCCAAAATTCCTGCTGAAAATATCAAGGGGTTACAGGATCATGCTACTAAAACGGATCAGTCTAAAATTGCGTTGAATCAGGCTAATGCAGAGCTAAAGAAACAGAATGACTTGCGTAATGAGTATCTAAAGCAACATCAAACTGTACTTGCTGCTCAACAAGGAGAAACAAATGAATTAAACAACCAAGTCGCTGCTCAAGAAAAGTTAAATAAGTTACGAGACAACGCCAACAAAGATATTCTGAAAAATGATTTTCTTATAAAAAACACTAAGGCATTTGGTGGTGGCGAAAAGGGTCTTGATAAGGCGCGTGCGGCATCAGAGTTTTATACCGACAATAAAATTCCGATGACTAGAAGTTTAACTAGTCAGGAAGCTGCAATTTTTGAGGCTTGGTATAAGAAGCAGAAGGAAGTCAAGGACTTACAAGAAAGCATTTCTGAGTCTACCAGAAAGCAAACGAAAGAGGTTGAAAAACAAACCAAAGAGTCTGCCAAACAAGCTGTTCTACTTGCAGGGAATAATGAGCGAGTGAGAAATATGCTTCGTGTATATCAGGCTTTCCGTAATGCTGGTTTAGGAGATAAGCAAGCTCGCGTATTAACAGCACAAGTTGGTAGAGAGAATGATTTTAGAAATGAGGCAATGTTTGGGAGCCATAAAGATGCGAATAACGGCTATACCAATACAGGATTTATATCTTGGCAAAAGGGTCGCTCAACAAAATTAATGCAAACTTTACAGGGGCAGGGCGTTTTAGATAAGAAAGGACAGATCCAACAAACGCAAGATGCGCTAGATGCGCAAGCAAAGTTTTTGTTGCAAGAGGTTATGACCAACAAAAGCTACAGCAAATCTAAAAATGCTCTGCTTAATGATGATTTAGACTATAGAAGTCTAGAAAAAATCATTGGGAAAAACTTGATTGGCTGGGATTATGAAGGCAAGAAACTAGGCAAAGAGAAAGCGTCACAGCATCTAGCCAAACAAGACTCTTACTTTAATCAACTGAATAAGATTTTAGGTGCTAGTCCTGATGCAGCCTCCAAAGCAATTGGAGATCTTTCAAAGTTTGAAGATGAAGCATATAAGGCACGTGCTAAAACTCTTGAGGAAGTTAAGCAGCTACAGGCAACATATGACTCAGAAACAGTTGCTAGAAGCAAAAAACGTGAGGAGGAAATCAACAAAGCAACCATTTTAGGTCAATCAAATTTAATCCCAAAAATCAAAGAGCGTTTTGATGCGCAAGATCAATTGGCTCAAAAACAATTTGATTTTGAAGTAAATGGCCATGAGTGGACTGAAGAAAAAAAACTTGAGTACACATATGAAACCAATTCATTACGCCTGGTTGCTGAGGGTAAATTAACAGAAGAACAGCGCAAAATTGCGATTGATTCATTTAAGTTACAGAAGCAACAAGAACTAGGCTTACTAAAACTAGCTCAGGAACAACGTTTGTTTCAGGCACGTTTGTCTCTGCTTTCCGAAACTCAAGCCATGCAGGAACGCTATAGACTCGAAAGGGAGGAAATTCTTAAGAATACAAAGCTTTCAATTGAAGAGCGTCAAAAACTAATCGCGTTGTCTAAAGCTACACAGGACAAAGAGACACGCGACAAAGTAAACAATGCTGTTCAAAACTGGGGTGGTATTCAGGCGAGTATCACTGGTAATAGTGGCCAATTCGCTTTAGAACAGGAGCGCTTTAGCCGTTATGATGCTTCTCAAAAAGTATTTGATAGCCAGCTTGCTGATATTGAAACTCAGGAACAAGATCCAAATGCAAATTTGGAAGCTCTGAATGCACAACGTGAACAAATCATGAAAGAACACTTTGAGCGCCTGAAACTGATTGAATCAACTTATCAAAATGATTCAATGAGCCTTCAGTTAGGTTATGGAGCTAATGTTACAGGGGCTTTGGCTGGTATGTTCAGAAATATGCTAGGTGAGTCATCAAGTGCTTACCGCATTCTTTATGAAAGTCAGCGCGCGTTTGCTTTGGCGCAGGCTGGTATGAACATGTGGAAAGCTGCTTCAGATGCATATGCAAATGAGCCAGGTACATGGTACCAAAAAGCAGCAGCAGCGGCGATCGCGACAATTAAATCAGGTACGTTTGTATCTCTTATTCAAGCAGCAACTCCGCAAGGATTTGCAGACGGTGGTTATACAGGGAACGGCCTTAAACACACTCCAGCAGGGATTGTGCATAAAGGTGAGGTTGTTTGGTCGCAAGAAGATATCAAACGCTGGGGTGGTGTTAGCGTTGTTGAAAGCATGCGTCAAAGTAAACCAAGTGGTTATGCTAACGGTGGCTATGTATCAAACAATCAAACGGATGCAATTGCAACAGTTAGAGAGCATAGACAATTTGATGCGATTAATTCTGGAAGAACTGAGAAGTCTCAACCTACTGTTACCATTATCAATAAAACATCAGAAAAAGTGGATGCTACCTCTGAATGGGATGGTAAGGAGTTAACAGTTATCTTAAAAGAGTATCAGAAACAAAATGAGGCAATGGTGGATGCAAAGATTGAAAAACGATTCCGAATGTCCAAACGACAGGGATGGTAAAGAAATCACATTGCTACCATCATAAATTAGCTTGAACCCACTCGAATGAGTGGGTTTTTTAATTCCAAAACAAAACCCCGATGTTGACGCATCGGGGTTTTTGCATTTCCACCAACCGACGAAAGTAAGAGGAAAATAAATCTATATGGAAGATTTTATCAAATTAATTAACTGGTGTCTAAAGGAAATGAATGAAATGAAAGCATGGCGCTTTGTTGCGATCCTTATCACTTTGATTATCTGTACATATCTTTGGAAAATGTAATGAAACTAAATATTTAAACCGACCCATTTAGAGGTCGGTTTTTTTATGGATTCAATTTATGAGCAACCTTAAATTCACTTTCGAATGCGACTTAGACGGAAATAGTAATACTCAGCGCTTTAATACGTTATCAAGCAAATTTGGTGATGGGTATGAACAAAACATTGCTGTAGGTATCAATAACCGATCTGGTGAATGGACTTATCAAAGAACTGCATACAAAGCAGAAATCATGCAAATAAAAGCATTCTTTGATCAACACAAAGGCGCAGATTCATTTTTATGGGATTCGCCTTTAGATGGTGAAGTTAGAGTTAAAGCTGGAGAATATCAACCCCGTTGTTTAGGTGGTGATGTTTGGCAAATCTCAACGACATTCACCCAAGTTTTTTACCCTTAATTTAAACCCCTTTTGAAGCCCCTTTTTAGGGGCTTTTTTTATGCGAGTAAGAAAATGACGATTCAAACAGTAAATCTTGGAACGGCTCCAACTGGTGCTGGCGGTGATACATTTCGCTCTACTGGCGCAAAAATGAATGAAAACTTTACAAACAATACTCATGCAGCTAGCCGATATGTAGGTACAGCTACAGGCAATGTGATGGAGGTTGGCACTTTTGGAGTTGGAAAGTCAATTCTATTAGGTAGTCAAAAATTATCAACATTGAGGGGAAATGGTAATGCCTTTTATTGGCAAAATAATGGTAATAATATTTCAAGTGCTGGAGACTATCCTGACAACAATTCTCAGGCAATTATTAATTTAGATATTAACGATTCAACTGATGCTTGTGCGCAATTAAGCATAACGCATAACTCCGATTTTTATGTCAGGTCTGTAAACTGGAATGTAAATACGTTTCAGCCGTGGCGTAAAATCTTGTCATCAAAAAATACAACTGTGGATGCAAATGGTTTCATTAAGTCAGCATCACCAGTTGTTAAATTGTTTGCAGATAAAATTGAACCTAACGATGAAGCTGCTGAGCAACCCCTCTCTTTTGAGAAATTAGGCATTGGTCATTGCTTAATTAAAGGTTCATCGGGATTTGCAAAAGAAGGCTGGTGGATTGAAATTCCTACAGACACTCATGGCAATAAGATTTGTGCAGTTGAATATCAGACATTGGAAAATGGTGATCTTGAAATTAAGACCTTCAAGAAAAAGCTAAATGATGAAGGCGATATTGTTGCGAATCTTGATGCACCAATCGATATTCCGAACAATGCAAATGGTGAGCCGCGCTGGATTGATATTCGTTTAAACAGTATCAAGAAGACAATCGTCAGAAAAATTCCACGTACTGAAAAACAACCGCGTATGGTCCAGCAAGTAAAATATGCTCCGCAGCTGACTTATATCACTAAATACGAAGATTTATTTGATGATGAAGGAAAAGCTGTAATTGTGGATGGCAAGAACTATAAAAAGCCAGTAACCCACATTCAGACTGATCAAAACGGCACACCCATCCTATCAAATCAACCAGTCATTAATGAAAATGGTGAGCCAGTTTTTGAATGGGTTCAAGCAGTTGATAGTGAAGGAAATCCTGTTTTTGATGATGTGCCAGTCTTAGACAAAGATGGAAATCCAATCTATGACGAGGTGACTTATGACCCTGAATAGTGATTTCCAGAAACTATATGTAGATGGATTAATCCATTTGTATGAACTAGATGCCAGCTCACTTGGAGCTGGCATTTTACGTTTCCACGGGCATATAGCTTTTCAAGATTGGGAAAAAATTTACTCATCCATCGGATCTGAAGGATTGATCGGTGCAGATTCAGGAAGCATTGGAAAGATTTTTGACACTGGTGATCAGAAAGTATGGAACCGAAATATTATCTGGCAAGGTCAAGTTTTTGAGCCAATGGCCTTGGAAGTATCTGGGCTTGAAATGCGTTCAGATGGTAAAGCTTCAGCGCCAACTTTAAGCATGGCCAACAATATCAACGGCATTCAAAATGCTGTATCTGCTTACTGTTTGCAGTTTAAAGACTTTGCTGGTGCAAAGCTTAAAGTCATTACCACTCTTGCTAAATATCTTGATGCCGAAAACTTTACAGTGGGTAACCCAACTGCATCGAATGAATCAAAAGAGCAAATCTGGTACATCGAGCAAAAGACATCTGAAAATGCACAACAAGTGACTTTCGAGCTGTCCAATCCAATCGATTTTGAGGGTTTAAAAATCCCAGTTCGCCAAATAACTTCACTTTGTCATTGGTGCATGGTCGGGAAGTACCGGGGTGAGGAATGCGGTTACACAGGTGTAGCAATGTTCACTGATAAAGATGAGCCAACTGATAATCCGGCACTTGATCGATGCGGAGGACGTTTACGTTCTTGCCGATTGCGATTTGGTGAAAATAAACCGCTGCCATTTGGTGGTTTCCCGGCTTCAAGCTTATTGTGAGGTTTTATGAAACTGACGGCAAAACATAAAAAAGCAATCATGGCACATGCTGATGAATGCTATCCACACGAGTGCTGTGGGGTGATTATTGATAAGCAATATATTCCTTGTCGCAATATTTCTAAAAACTCTGATCAATTCGAAATCCATCCAGAAGATTTAGCTATAGCAGAAGACCAGGGCGAGATATTAGCGTATGTGCATTCACACCCTGACGGAACTACACGAGCCTCAGAACTAGACTTAATTCAGATTGAGTTACATCAAAAGCCGTGGGTAATTTGTTCATATCCGGATCTTGATTTTCAAGTTTATGAACCTTGTGGTTATCGCGCCCCCTTAGTGGGGCGTAATTATATTCATCATTATCAGGACTGTTATGCACTAGTCCGTGACTTTTATGATCGTGAGCTAGGTATTAAGTTGCCAGACTTTGAAAGAAAAGATGGCTGGTGGGAGGACAAAGATCATCCGTCAATATTGATTGATAATTTTCCGAAAGCTGGTTTCTATGAAGTGGACACTCCGCAATATGGAGATATGTTGATTTGCCGAGTACCACGAACAGAACACCCAAATCATTGCATCATTTGGCTTGGTGATAATGCAATATTTAAGTCTGAAGAATCTGAACCTTGTATTGGCAATACATTAATTTTGCATCAGCTTCACGGCCGTAAATCTATTCGTGAAATCTATGGACAACAGTGGGCAAACAAAACTGTTAAAATATTGAGGCATAAAGACAGGAATTAAGCATTATGAATAATGAAGAAATAGACGAGATGCTTTTAGATGAAAGTTTTAAAGCAACTTTTTTAGCTTCTGCCACTCAATTAAATAGAGACATTCAAAAATTGAGTTTGGAACATAGCAATCCTATTGAAGCAGCCAATATTTATGCCCAAGAATTAAAAGACAAGTTGTCTGTAAATACAACTCAAGATGAAACACATCAATTGATTGATAAATTATCAATGTCTTATTCAATATTTGCTCGAGCCCTAGAAACGAATGCATATGATATAGAGCGCCTAATTGGAAATGCTCAATATGTCAAAGATTTTATGAAACGGTTTCTAATTAACTTTTCTTCATGAGAATTTGGATTTTAATCTAAAACCGCCCGATTTTGACGGCGGTTTTTTTATTGTCCAAAAGGATGAACTATGCTTAAAACAATTAAGCTGTACGGCATCTTGGGGCAAAAGTTCGGTCGTGAATTTAAGCTCGATGTCGCAAATACACGTGAAGCCATGCGTGCACTATCTGTTCAGATCGCTGGCTTTGAACACTTTATGTTGCATGCTCATGAGCAAGGCCTACGCTTTGCCGTATTTTTAAAATCAAAGAACTCAAGTAATAAGCGAGGCAAGAAACGCCCAGCGATTTATGACCACGAAACTAAGCGGCTCATTACCGGCGATAACATCGGTGAAGAACAGCTTGATATGAATACTGAAGCTGAGGTTATTCATATTGTTCCACGTGTAGTTGGTGCAGGTGGTAATAATGGAATTTTGCAAGTTGTACTTGGAATTGTAATGGTTGCAGTTGGATATTTTACTTTTGGAGCTACTTCAGCTTATGGCGCAGCACTGATTGGAGCGGGCCTTGGTATGGCTGTTGGTGGTGTTGCTTCAATGTTAGTTCCAAAGGTCGATACAACGCAGGATCAAAACCAAGACGGCAATAGAGCAAATAAGGGCTTTGGCGGTGCAGTAACCACGGTAGCTCAAGGCAATCCTGTACCAATTTTATATGGCCAACGTGAAATTGGTGGCTTCATTATCAGTGCTGGTCAATATCCTGAAGATCAGATGTAAATTTTAATTATTTAACAGGCGCTTTCTAGCGCCTTTTTTATTGCGTGAGATTTCTTATGAATGCAGTAGTAGGCGCAAAAAAAGGCAGCAATAAACAACGACAACCCGTAATTTCACCAGATTCTGCACAATCGAAAACTTTTATCAAGGAGCTTCTTGGGCTATCTGAAGGAGAAATTGAAGGTCCTGCAAATGGACTTCAGTCAATTTATTTAGAAGAAACTCCTCTTCAGAACGCAGACGGAAGCCTTAACTTTGAAAATGTAAAAGTTGATTTTAGAAATGGTACTAATGATCAGGAATACATTGAGGGTTTTCCAGCAGTCGAAAGTGAAACCGCCATCGATGTGGAGTTGAAGTCCGAAACGCCATGGGTTCGAGCTTTTAGCAATCTTGATCTCGATGCAGTACGTTTACGTTTAAAATGGGGGCCTTTACGAAGCCAAAATGCTACAAATGGTGATGTGTCAGGCGTAACAATCGAATATGCAATAGATTTACAGACTGATGGTGGTGTCTGGACTGAAGTACTAAAAACCAAGATTTCAGATAAGACTTCTGCAAATTACGAGCGAGCACACCGCATTGATTTGCCTCGAGCTGATTCTGGTTGGCTTGTACGTGTACGCCGTCTGACGCCGAACTCATCTTCTGAATATATCAGCGACAAGATGTATATTGCAGCTGTTACAGAAGTGATCGATGCGAAATTACGTTACCCAAACACAGCATTATTGGGCCTTCAATACGATGCCGAGACCTTTGGAAACGTTGCTAAAGTTGCTGTGGATGCGAAGGGGAGAATCCTAAAAGTCCCTACAAATTATAATCCGGTTACACGTCAGTATATTGGAATGTGGGACGGTACTTTCAAAGAGGCATATTCCAATAATCCAGCTTGGATCTATTACGATATATGCACCGTAGACCGTTATGCTTTGGGTGACCGATTAACCCCGCTAATGGTTGATAAGTGGTCTTTATATCGTTTAGCACAATACTGTGACCAAATGGTGCCGGATGGGTTGGGCGGTCAAGAACCACGCTTTACTTGTAACGTTTATCTTCAGAGTGCCGAAGGTGCATTTGAGATTTTAACTAAGTTAGCTGGTGTATTCCGTGCTATCACATTTTGGGATGGTAATAGCATTATTTGTGATGCGGATATTCCCCAAGATACTTACTTCACGTATACCCGGGCTAATGTTATTGATGGCAATTTTGAGTACGCGGGAACCCGTGCTCGAGATAGACATAATGTTGTAAAAATTGCATGGGATAACCCAGCTAATCACTACAAAACCGAATATGAGTTTGTTCGCGATGAAAAGGCGATTGCTGAGGCCGGCCAAGTTCGTATTTTGGAAATTGATGCTTGGGGATGCACTTCGCGTGGACAAGCGCAGAGAGCAGGCTGGTGGGCATTAGAGTCTGAGCAACTTGAAACACGTACTGTGTCCTTCAAGGTTGGTCTGGACGGTTATATACCATTGCCGGGGAAAGTGATTGAAGTTGCTGATCCTTTATTTGCAGGTCGTGCAAATGGTGGTCGTGTATCAGCTATTTCAGCAGATCGTAAAAGCATTACGCTTGACCGTGATGATGTGGTCGCAGTTGCCGGTGACAGGCTGATTATTAATGGCGAGGATGGAAAGGCTCAAGCGCGTATTGTTCAATCTATCTCTGGTCGAGTTGTTACTGTTACTCATGAGTTTGACGCTATTGCTACTCAAAATGTGTGGGTAATGGATGCCCAAGATTTAGCAACAATGAAGTTTCGAGTGATCTCGATTACTCAAGACGAAAGTCATCAATTTTCAGTGACTGCACTTCAATATAACCCAGCCAAATTTGATGCGATCGATAAAGGTGCTTATTTTGATGAGGTTCCGATTTCGATTGTGAACCCGTCACTACAAGACCCTGTTTCTGATTTAACGATTACAAGTGAAAGCAGAGTAGACCAGGGAATTAACGTAGCAACAATGATTGTGTCCTGGGCGCAAGCAAAAGGTGCAGTTAAGTATCAGGTTGAGTGGCGTAAAGATGATGGTAGTTGGATTAAGCTGCCAATTACTGGCAACAACTCAGTCGAAGTACCAGGCATTTATGCAGGGCAGTATCAAGCACGTGTAACAGCGATTTCTGCATTTGAGATCGCTTCTTTACCAGTTTATTCAACTTTGACTGAACTCTCTGGTAAGCAGGGTTTACCTCCAAAATTGGCATTTATCCAAGCGACAGGAATCTTATTTGGCATTCAACTGAATTGGGGTTTCCCTGCAACTGGTGCTCTAGATACAGCTTATACCGAGATTCAGGTTTCACCGGATGGTACCAGCAACATTACTCAATTGGGCTTATTCGCTTATCCAACTACCACACATACGATTCAAGGCTTGCAGCCAAATCTGACTCAATTTTATCGTGGCCGCTTGATCGATAGGATTGGAAACATTGGATCATGGTCGGACTGGACTCATGCGACAACTTCTGCCGATGCAACAGATGTTCTTGAGCTCTTGAACAATCAAATAAGTGAAACACAACTTAGTCAGGATCTTAAAACCAAGATTGATCATATTGAGACTATTGATGCTGAAATTGGACCAATTAAGCAAGATATTCAAAATACGAAAGATCGGATTGCACAAGAAGTCATTGATCGACAAAACGCTATTCAGCAAGCCAAAGATGGTTTATCACAGCAAATTATTGATGGTGATGAAGGTGTTCTTGAAGTTGTAAATACTGTTAAACAGTCAAGTGAAGATGGTATTGCAGCAGTTCAGCAAGACATTCAAGTTGTTGCGAATGATCTTTCACTTGTAGCAGAAAAAACGGACGGTGTATATGCACAGTTAAATCCACCTTTGATTGGATCTGAGTCTGATTTGATCGGTAATGATCAGGGCTTCGCTGGCACATGGTCTGTTCAATCGGCAATGATCGAAGGGGATTTAGCACTTAGTAAGCGTATTGATACGACAGTTGTTGAAGTTAATGATTTACGTGCTTACGCACGGCAAGAAGTTGAAGCGCGAATTGAAGGCGATAAAGTAACAGTTCAAAAGATTGATACGTATATCGCAAGTAATGATAGTGCTCTTGCAACTGTACGCCAATCTGCACAGGTAGCAGTTGAGCAATCATCGGCAAATGCCGAAGCGATTGATTCCATTAATCTTGAGCTTGATGATAAAGCATCAACTGGTGCACTTGATCAAGTTAAATCAGATATCAAAGATGTTGATAATAAGATTATTGCTCAGACTACGAGAATTGACGGCGTATATGCACAGCTTAACCCGCCTTTAATCGGCTCGGAATCCGAGTTAATTGGTAATGAGGGAGGTTATGCAGGCGTATGGTCGGAGCAATCTGCACGTATTGAAGGCGATTTGGCTCAATCTAAACGTACAGATCAAGTTGTTGCAACGATTAAAGAAAACGATGCTTTATACAAGCAACAAATCAAAGCGAATGCTGATGCTGTTTCTGCAAACGTGCAAGCAACAACAACCTTGCAAACAACCGTAGGTCAAAACACCGCATCAATTCAGGAGGTGAGCGAATCAGTAAACGGCTTGTATGCGCAAAAGTACATCAAGCTTGACGTAAACGGCAAAGTTGCAGGATGGGGCGGTGCTAACGATGGCAAAGAATCTGATTTTATTCTGAACTTTGATTCATTTGCGATTGGTTCAGGTGATAGCACTGGTTATTACCCATTCATTTTCCGCAATACGCCTTACACCGACCCAAACACAGGCACGGTATTTCCGGTAGGGGCTTATCTCAAAACCGCATTTATGGATTATGCATCTATTGATACGTCCCATATTAAAGACTTGGCTGTGAAATCTGCGCAGATTGATAATTTGGCGGTGACTAGTGGGAAGATTGATGATTTGGCGGTGACTACGCTAAAAATTCAAAATGAAGCAGTTACAGTGCCAATTGGAGTCTCAAACCCAAATATTGTACGGACCACTGGGGAATTTTTCCCGCAATACTTTGATTTCACTGCTCAATTGACCGAGTGGGAAGCAAAGTTTAGCCCGCTTGCGACGATAACGCTAAATAGACAAGGAGGGCAATGCAGATTTGATGCTTCTTGTAATGTAGCAGCATCTGCATATTTGACTGCTTATGCTCAAGACAACGGCAATCTTAGTGAAAATGACAGATTGATGCTCAGATTAGTGCTTTCTGTATACAAAGGGTCTGTTCTGGTGGGGCGAGCGGAAGTGCCGCCGACACAAGTGCTTGGTCAATCTGGATTCTATTTTGAAGGAGCTATAAACGCTCTTGCGATAATAGACACTGATAACACAATTGGTACTACGACTTACACTCTTAAGCTTGGATTTGCAAATAGAGGGAGTAGAGCAATAAGAGTTGTATTGAATCACCCATCAGGTGTATTCGGTGTGAATAACATTCGTTTTGTTGCGCTGGAGCTGAAAAAATGACAGCAATTATTTCAAAAAATGGCGAAATTCTTCAGATGATTTATGCAAATGAAGAAACAGTTGTTTTAAACACCCCGAAAGATGGAGTTGCGGTTGATGACCCGCCAAGCTCAAATATGTTTTATCAGGGTGGGTGGGTAGAGATGCCTGCTCAGCCATCCCCGTACCACATATTTAACTATGACATAAAGCAATGGATTGACCCTCGCACCCTGGATGAAATCAAAGCCCAGAAGTGGGCCGAGATTAAAGTCATGCGAGATCAACTTGAGTTTGGTGGTTTTGAGTTTGAGGGCAATATTTATGACTCAGATCAAGTGTCACAAGGTCGTATCATGGGTGCGGCTGCTGCGGAGGTAGATCAAACATGGACACTTGCAGATAACTCAACAGTTGAATTGACAGCGCAGCAGCTTAAAGAGCTTTACGCTGCTTTGCAGGCACATATTGCAGGCGTTCACGAAAGAGGGCGTATTGCACGACAGAAAATTGAAACTGCTTTGACATATGAAGAAATTGAAGCAGTAAATTTTTAATTTAGAAATTTCTTAGATAGCACCCAACTGGGTGCTTTTTTATTGCCGAAATTAGGGGGCTGCATGGCAGACAATCAGCAAATTATAGATACATCGACCGCTTTGGCGGCCAGTAAGGGTGCAACATACGGGGGAAGTGTGGCAGGAGCAGTTTCGGCGTGGATCGGGTCAATCGATTTAGCATTTTGGGTCAGTATCATCATTGGTTTAGCTGGTTTTTTAATGAACTGGTATTACGCCAAAAAGAAAAATAAGCGCGATGAAATTGCACTGAAAGCTTATTTAGAAAGCTTAGAAAAGAAAGGTGACTGTAATGTCAAACAAGACTAAATATATCGCAGCATTCTTAGCAGCTTCGGCTGCTTTTTTTGTGGGCGTAAAAAATGATGAAGGGTTTACATCAAAGCCAGTGATACCCGTTAAAGGGGATCGTCCAACACAGGGCCATGGTTCAACATTCAAACCAGATGGCTCACCCGTAAAAATGACAGATCCACCAATTACACGTGCGACCGCAGATAAGTGGTTGCGAAATGATGTGGCTAAGCGTGAAGTCGCGTTTAAAGATTCATTGAAGGGCGTGAAATTATCACAAACTGAATATGACCTATACCTCGATTTCACGTATCAATACGGGATTGGTGCATGGTCTAGCTCATCAATGCTGAAAAATCTAAAGGTAGGGAAGTATAAGGCAGCTTGCGACTCATTACTTAAATATAAGTATGTTGCAAAGCGTGATTGTTCTATTCGCAAAAATGGTTGCTACGGGGTTTGGACCAGACAAGTAGAACGACACGCAAAATGTATAGGAGCGCAGTGATGTGGATTGTATTTGCTGCTAAATATTGGCGAGAAATCATTATTGTGTTTCTCGCTTTTTTATTGGCCATATCTTTGGCCGTACTCAATTACAAAACTGGTCAGCTAAAAGAAGCTGAACAAAAGTGTCAATCTCAGATCCAAGAGATTGAGCGCAAGAATTTGAAAGCTCTTGCAGAAAAGCAAAATCAGATCAATAAAGTGAGCGCAGACTATGAGCAAGTCAAAGCAGAGCAAAACACTAAAGTCGAATATATTGAGCGTGAAGTGCAAAAGATGGTGGAGCGTCCTGTTTATAAGTCTAGCTGTATTGATGATGATGGGGTGTACCAAATCAACGATCTTATCAAAGCCGGTAATACCAGCTAATCTTATTCAACCATGCCCAAATCTAAATGAATTGGCAGGAACAACGGGCAAAGATTTAATGATCTGGTCAGTTGATACAGTTGCAAAATATAATGACTGCAAAGCAAGACACGGTGCGCTTGTGAAGGCTCTTGAGTAATGACTTTTTAGTGTGCAATTATTTGCTCAATAATCTGGATAATTGCACATTTTGAGCAAAGTTTTTCTCATTTCATATTCTCTCGAGGTTTTATCATGCAGCAATTAATGATCATGGTTTCGGAAGCGGGCAGGATGGAGAATACTTGCAATCTACCCGCTGACTTAGATAAGAATGGGAATGTTGTTAAAATCTACGACTATTCATTAAAAGAGTTGCCGATTAATTTGGACGGCACCGTGACTTACAACGGTAAAAGATGGACCTTTGATAAGAAGCAAAATTACCTCTAAACCTGTGGATAAATAGCGCATTACGCCAAATATACGCCAAAATATATATAAGTTATTGATTTTATAAAATAGATTGGTGCGCTCGGCGGGGATCGAACCCACGACCCCAGGCTTCGGAAACCTGTACTCTATCCAACTGAGCTACGAGCGCACATGTGTGGGGCACATCATAGGAAAAAAACACCGGTAGGTAAAGCACGAAATACGTACCAAGTGAGTTTAATGCTTAATTAAACAGCAGCTTGTTCTATTTTAGATGCGTTGCTGAATAAGCTGAATTGAATAATTAATAGAATGGAGCGTATGTGCTAGCTCATGAGGAGGAATACGTGATTCCTGCAAACTGGTAATCCATTGCATTTGGCACATTTTAAGTTCTTGAAGTGTTTTTATTTGCTCTATTTTTTGAATAAGTGGCTTTGCCATAAGGCCACAGTATTGGCTTAAGCTTTGCTTCATCAACTGTTGTATTTCTTCAAAAGAGAGCTGTTGAACTGGAATGCTTGGTTGGTTATTTTCAATATTTGAAGGCGCAGACGTTGAGTGAGGAACCTGAATTTCTCCAACTAAATCATTACTTTTATTCTCGTCAACATTTTTTTGATGTATTTCTTTAGTTGTTATAGATGACTCTTGGGGAGATATTTGTTCAGGTAACTCTGAATAATTTTCACTAGAAGGTGCAATTAGTTTTAAGTCAATGAGCTGTTGTATCAGTTCTGGTGGGGCGATCCGCTTTTTAAACTCAGTATCGAGACTTTGAAAATCTTCATGGTCTATTAATAGAAGTAAACGTCTTTGTTTTGCATTTAACGTAATATTACGTTGTTGAAGCGCAACTCTTCCCAAATTGGTTCGATAAAAACCAGACAT